TCATCCCAGTTAATTTAAGTTGTCCAGCAGCATCTTGTGCTAAATATTCAGCAATATTAACTAAAGTAATATTTAGTTCCAATCGAGACAGCCCCCGATCAGACCTTTCTGTATTTATTAGTTCATATAAAATATCTAACTGCGTTGGTAAAACATTCTTAACTTTTGCGTATATACGAAATACAGGTAAACGAAATTTTTTAGTTTCTGTTGGATCAGGTGCTTTTGGAAACCGATCATCGTTATCCGTATAGATAGTGTCAATTGAAGGATTGTCTCCTAAAGTAACTTTAACATCCGCAGCTATCCGCACACTCTCATATATCAAAGAACAGTTTTCATTTTCAGCTTTACCCACATCTGCCCAGACTGCTGCAATAGATGGCACAGGACCGCGATAAGTAGGCTGAGCAGAGCCTTGCGCATAGGACCAGATTTCTAAGACATTTTTTGGTATTCCTAAAACCTGAGTATCATATTCGTATGGAAGATCATCCATGGGCGCTCCAGGCGAGCACCACCAATCACAATCTGCCCATGAATCATAAAGCTTTTCATACCATGTCACACAATTATACCAATTAGCTTGATGGTCCTGCAAAACATCATCAAAAAAAATACTGTGGTAAAATAATTGAGTCCATTCTATGTAATCACGAGATAGCCATTCTCCATCATTGTAATCTTCCCAACGCTCAGGATCACATGTTAAAATAGACCAATCAGATTTAAAAACTGCTGGAGTACCAATACCATGTATCATAATAAGGTATGGGGCTCTGGTTTCTCCATCTTCATTCTCTATCCATTTATATGTATAACTATCATCAAGATTATATGGAAAGTATTGAGAGTAAACATGAGCATCTGTATCTCCATGATGGTCATCCCCGGGATACAAATCAACGTAATCCCCTAATTTAGGTAGAGTGTATGCTCCTTTATAAGACCAACTCCCCCCCGGCTCAAGATCATACTCAAGATCAAAGGTAGCTGTTCCAGATACTCCGGTTGAAAGTAGACCACTAAATCCCATAGCATTTAACTGTGATATTGCTGAAGCGCGATCTGTTTTTTCCACTAAAATACTGTTTGTTTCTAAATCAAAAACAAAAGCCTCACTGCCAGATTGTGTGGAAATTAATACGCTTTTTTTACCACAAGGCTTTCTTTGATCAGCAAATCCAACAATGCACAAATTAGAAGCAGTTGCCCATGAGGGGTTATTGGGGTCTATGAATCCACCTGGATTTAATACAAGAACTTGGTCTTCTTCCTCAAAAGCAGACGCCCATTGATCAAATGTAGATTTACCTTCACAATGATAATAGATTGGGACGTTATTAAATGTACCAGATACACCATTTTCCTCTTCAATAGTAATCACTGCTGTTGCATCAAAATGATTCACTGATACAATAGTACCAATGTGCAAACTCATCTCAAAAAAATCTTTAAATGCCAAACCGTTATTTGTATAGTAATTTAACGTATCATACGCCCCTAACTCATTTCCTTCACCATTAACTGAGATAGGTATTATTTTAAAATCAGGATTTGGAATGGGGGGTTTTTCTCCCTCCCGATATGCTAAGACAGCTACAGACACATACCACATAATACTTAATTCTGAAATCTCATCTTCCGTCATTCCCTCAGTATCGTAAAAATCATACAGCACAGGAAAAATGTACGCGCCAACATCCGTATAAGAGGAATCACGTAATTCAACCCCATTTTCGTTTACCCATGAAGTAATTGCCTGACTAATTGAGATATTCCCTGAATAAAATGAAAAGGATACAGCTCCATAATTAGTTGCATCGTCTTCCATCCCATAAAAATATCCAGAAGACTTTACTTCAGATATTGTTGAATATTCATAGCTACTATTTTGAGCTAAATTACGTGCAATTGATCTTGCTGCCTTGCATAAATCATAATTCATAGTACATTCTGAAACACCTGCTGCACTTCTAACAGTATTTATAGCTTGCATTAGGGAGACACTATTCGGTTTAAATTCTTTATCCTGAACAACAGCATCTATTTCAGCGGAATCATCATCATAGTTTGTATTTCTATTACATGTCGATGCTTCGCTTGCGCCTTGTTTAAGAATAAAAACCCAATCTCCTACTTGATATTCTGCAAAATCAGTTGCAGCACAAACCGTTTCATCTCCTTGCATATCAACAGTATATGAAACAACAACATCTGCAATGGTGTTAATGCTTGTAACTGTTCCTCCAGTAAAAAGAGGAGTTGCATAATATTTACCTGATACAGGCTGTGAATATATTTGTCCACCCACTCTTAGTCGCCAAAGAAGCTGCAATAATTCTCCAGGAACAAAAGAAGGACGGGTTGTAATACTTTCAAACGGATCAATAGAATAGAAAAGTTCCTTACTTCCGCTTTCAGGAATTTCCCCTCCGGAGTATGTAGGATAACTTATATAAATATTTCTTCCTGCAAAAGGATTGTTTTTGATACTGTACAATATCAAACCTGCATAAAAACAAGGGGAATCAGGTTTGTTAAATACAATAGTAATAAAGCCATCTCTTACCACAGTTTCAGCATCATTCGGTAACTCTGTCACTACGACATTTCGTGACCAGCTTAAAAAATAATCACCAAACAAGCCATTGTTTAAGGCACATGCTAAAGCAGAATTCGTTTCAGAAACAACCTTAGCATGTACCGTTACTCTATCTACTGGAATTGTGCATTGATCTGGAATTATTTTTACACTAACAGTTCCATCTGAAACAGAAATTGCATTACTGCTTTTGCCTTTTGTGTATGTAACTGCTGGCAAAAATTTATTACAGATAAAATTCTGTATAGTAGACATTACTCTGTGTAACTCCCTAAGGGCAACAGGTTATTAGGCTCCTGTGTAGTTCCAGCAGGAACCTCTTCTTCAAGCAAAATAGGAACAGCAGAGGGATAGGTAGAAAACTGAATTGTATCATTCTCAGCCCATGTTCCACCAAATCCAGAAGAAGATAATGTGAAATATGGCTGCCCCGTGTTTGGATTTGTAGGAGAGAAATTACTTCCAATAGAACCAGTCCCTATTGTTCCATAGTACCCTCCAGAGACACTGAAAGTGGAAGATCCTGTAAACGTTAATGTCCAATCTTCACGTACAGTTCCATCATTATACAGCGTTAATGGATATGTAGATTCATCATATGTTCCAGACGAAGATGTTTCTGTCCAAGAATCGAATTCACATGCAACCTCATCTTCATACAAACAACCAGATCCGTATGTAGTTGCTGTGGTGTACGCATTAGCGACTTGTTCTGCAAGTTCTATAGTAACTACATTACCTGAATAGCTAAACGCATTCTCACGATAATCCGCTTCGATATCCGTTAAATTGTCAGGGGCAGTTGTCCATGTGATAGGAGTAGTAAATGCACCAGTTTCCATATTTAATTGTCCAGCAGAACAATATCCAGAGCAAGAGCCATCCGCTGCTACATTTACTGTACGGGTAGTGCTTCCACACGTAGCCGTAATAACAGGAAGCTTCGTGGGTTGTCTACAAATGCCATTTGTGTGATGTGTTAATGTACTTAATGTAGGAGCTGTATCTGCTCCATCACCTGTTCCAATCACCTCTCCAGAATAATGATTGTCTGCGATCTGGAGAAATTCCTGATTTGTAGAATCCTGTATAGAAATAACTTCATCAGAAGCAGCACACCATCCATTTGGATATGTAATATCATCCGTATGACTAATCTTTGACCATGAGCCTGAAGAATATGTTACAGAGTCTCCAATACTGACATCAGAATCAATAGTCTGTGATGTCATGGTATTATTTGCTATTTGTAGATAACCTCCATTAGGAAACTGAAAGTCGTTGTTTTCCATTGTAAGCGCAACTTCTTCTTCACCCCCACTAAGTGCCGTTTGAAGTTGTCCTGCTCCTGTCCATACTCTTGCATAGCGTGTACTTGCATATGTGCTTACATCTGTCTTTCTCGCAAACTGAGATTGCACATCAGTATGCGTTCCTTTTGCGAGATAGAAACGATCTTCCGCAGTACTTGGACGCATCAAATAAATAAGAACACCATAAGCAGTTTCATCATCTGCATTCTCATTGCAATAAAACTCTTTACGGTAACGAATAATACCATTCTCTCTTTGTGATTTTGTCACACGTGGAAATAGAGCATGACGTGCACCAGAAACGACAAGAGTTGTTCCTAATCTTCCCCCATTAGTAGCTGTATCTGTTTGAACAACAGATTTTCTATACTTGATATCAGTAGATGATACAGTCATTTTTTAAACCTCCATTAACTTAATTCTTACATTGGTATAAAAATCGGTATTTGACATAACTTCGCGTGGGCCGATCGGTGTTCCTGTAATCACCTCGCCCTCCCAATTACGAAAACAAACTGTCTTTGTTTCTCCATTATACACCAAAGTATATTGTGAGTTTGGTGTATTCGCTAAAGCCTGTAACTGATCCATCACCTCCTTTCTTAGAACACCTCTATTAGATTGCCCCACAAGATCAAATTCAGGAGAAGGCATACTTTGTTCCCAAATCAATGGAACACCCTCCTTTGCGCGTACCATCACAGACTGTACTCGCGATATACTGTGCTCATTTTCGATGTAAATATCAGATCCTAAGTCTATTCCATTAAGAGAACTCATGTTACTGGCTCCTTAATCTATTCTTACGTTGAAGCTGTTTATTTAAAGTCTGCAAAACATCAGGCTCAGCGTAAATTTGCCCAATATCTTTATTATCAATAATGAGATTCAAACTTCCTAAATTAGGAATTGCCTGCGCAAATCCACCTGTTTGAAAACGTTGTCTTGGAATTTGTGGAATACGTTGGGGTTTAGGAACTGAAGCCCCTAATCTTGCTTTGAATGAACCAAGCGCCTCAGAAGCATTCACCCTCATCTGATTAAGTGCATAGAAGAAAGAAGCCCCATATTTCTTTACCGCTTCTTTACGCACCACAAACTCACCAGGCTCAAGCAATGCTTTGACAATATCTCCACCCCCATATCCAGGAAGCTTTCTACCTCTGTTCAATTTAAGATTGCTCCAGAGCTGATTGATCATCCCGCCTTTCTTCCTGCTTTGTGGAATATCATCTACATCAACATTAATCTTAATTGTCTTTCCATCGTGATCTTTGACAAGCTTTGTGAGTTTTCTATCAAGCTCATTTACTTTGCCAATCTCTTCATTAATATTAGAATCAATATCAAGCCTCATTTTCTCATGAAGCTCTTTTTGCAAGTCAGCAATAGTTTCACGGTATAGATCAACTTCTTTTTTAGCAGATGCTATCTGTTTCTGGACTGTTTTATGCTGTTCTTCATAAGCAGATTTTAATTCCTTGATCATCTGCTTTTCACGTTCTCTTGCAGTTGTTACCATATCTGTTGCTTTTCTCTGTGCTTCAGATGCGGTTACTACAGTTCTTTCTCCTTCTTGCACTTCTTTATTTAAACCACGTGCAAGCTGTGTGGCTTCTTTATAAAGATCCCGAGCTTCTTCATAACGTCCTGCTTCTGTTGCGACTGAAGCTTCGGACATTAATTCTTGGTACTTTTTCAGATCGTCATAATACTTTTCCTCATCAGTCATATGATCTCTACGCATATCACGCAGAATATCCTGTGTATCTTTCTGGAAGTCTCTCAGATCCCGTTCAAGATCAATGATCTTTTCTTGAATCTCTTTCGCTTTATCATAACGATCATCCAGAATACTTTCCCACTTCTTTTTCACATCCTCATAAACTTTGATTGTTTCTTTCTTATATTCCTCTTCAGTCTCGATTGCCTTTTTTGTGTACTCTTTTTTTAACCGATCTCGATCCTCAAACAGAGTGCCTTCTCTGGAAACCATGTCAAAATAACTATCACGCCATTGTTTCTTCTCTGCCTCTGCTATGTCCTTAACTGTTTGCAGACGATCTGCTTGATAATTAGCAATGGCTTCTTTACGGGCTTGAAATCCCTCTTCCTCAATATCAGCAAGTGTTTTTATTTGCTTCTTTTCTTCAGCAATACGTGTGGAGGTGATTCTTAAAAGACCTGTCTGCGTATCACGATGGGCACTGATCAAATCATTACCGAGCTTCTGCTCCCATGAGATAATCTTCCCATTCTCGTCCTTCTTAATATTCACACGTTTTGCAGAGGCATTTTCAAAGGACTGTGTTGAGCGATTGATTTCTCCTAATACTTTATTTACTAATTCTTTCTCATCAGTTTCAATCTGGTGCCCCATCTTTTTATTGATGGAAAGAATCTCTTTGGAAGTTAATTTCCATTGATCTACAAATTGCTCAAATGAATAGCTTTTATTAATACTATCCGCTTCATCATAAATCTTACGCAGATCAGAAATAACTCCGGCAGTATCTATGGACATAGATTCATTAAAAGAATTCTGCATATACAGAAGCTCTTGATCAGTCAGATGAACAATCTTCTCTTTCTCTCTTTCTTTCTGACTGATTACATTATCTGTAAGCTCATTGTATGCTGCTACAATGCTTCCACTTTGATCCCTAACTATTGTAATCTGCTCTTGTGCTGTATCTTTTGCTAAATCAGCCTGCTTTGCATTTGCTGTATGGTGTATCTGCAAAAGCTGATCATAGTATGTATTGATATCTGACAACCGTTTCTCAAGCACACGATCCATCTCAGCCACAGCACTATCTAAGCTCAAACTGGAAGACGCTTCAATGAGTTTCTCCTGCATGGACATGATTTCCTCTTCAGCCTCTCTTCTTGTCTCATGCAGCCCTTCAACCAGAACCTTTCTTTTAACATCCTCAATTTGCTGTAGTGCTTCTTCCGCACTCTGTGCATCATATCCAGCAAGTCTGCGCTGGATCTCTGCACGGCTGAATTTTGAAGAAACCTTCTCAAGGCGTACTCCACCAAAAAGACCCTCATACATTTCTCGCAATTCTTCACCAGCAGACATAAATTCTGCTTTGAATTTCAAAAAGTGTGCTTTGCCTTCATCTGACATCTTCTCTATCTCAGATACAGCCTCAGGCGCAACTTCCTTAATTAAATTTAAAAAATCACTAAAAGCAGGGGTAACCTCTCCAGCAACACTTTTTTGTAAGCGTTTCAATCGTGCAATGTATTTTTCTGTCTGCTTCTCAGATAAATCCATTTCTTCGCGCACAAAGCGTTCCGCATCTGCAAAAGTTTTCTGTCCTGAAATTATGTCTTTATATACTTCAAGCAATTCATCTTTTTTGCTTATAATCTTATTATACGCATTGTCCATTGTAGCTGTAGGATCTTCAGCATTGTTCCATTCTATATTATAATCTTCCAACCTCTCCTTGGCTTCTTCAAGAGTGAGATTGTGGTTTTTCATTGCATCTTTGACACGTATTATTTTAATGGCAAAAGCGTCAATTTCGGATGTAGCAGGGCCTAACCAACGTCTTGCCATCACTTCCCTAAATTTTTCTGCTGCTACAGATCCTTCACCAAACTGTTCTTCCAATCTTTTTACAACGCCGCTTGATGTTTTTAATACACCTTCAAGAGTTTTATCATTAATTGAAGCGTATGATTGAACTGCTTTTGCCATACGCATAACACCCTCTTCATACTGAGCCACCATCTCCTCTGTTTCTGCGGCAAATAGTTTGTATATGGCCCCTGCTCCACTTGGATCCAAAGCTTTCAAAAATCCAGTCCAAAATGACCCTGGAACATCCTCAAGCTTTTTATACTCTTCAGGAAGAACTTCTCCCAATAAATTTACATTCTGAATTAAATGATTTTGCGAGGCTATTATTTGTTCAATGGAATCTTCAACCTGTTTTCCTATTTGTGCATTAGATATTTGGGTAAAAGTATCTGTCAGAGTTCTCAGGCCCTCTGCTGTCTGAGGAATGTTTTCTATTGCATATCCAAGACGTTCCTCTAACATCTCAGCAAGATTTTCTCCAGCAATAGTCACTTCCTCAAAACGTTTAATTACATTTTCCCATTCCCTTGTCTGAAAAGCTTCCTCAAAACTCTTATTCCATTCTTGCATTGCTTCTGCAAGGGCTTGATGCTGCTCTGCGTTCTCTCCTGCTGCTCTTGCTGCTCTTGCGTGTCTATCAATGATCTTTTCTAATCCAATAATGAAAGCGGTAACAGCAACAGTTGACCCTGTGATTGCCGCAAAGAAAGTAGAATGTATTGCCCATAATCCTTTCCAAGCAGCTTTAGCCCTACTTAATATAGGGATAAGACCAGAAATCACCGCTGTAACCAATGCCACACTTGAAGCTGTTCCAACAAACTGTCCAGCAGTAGGCCAGTTCTTAACAAACGTCTCTATTCCTTCTGAAGCTCCTCTTAAACCATCAATCAAGTCCTTAAGAACAGCAGTTAATCCTGCCTCACCAAGAGCAATGACAGCAAGACCTGCTCTATCTTTCATGTTCTTGATTTTGAGAGCGAGTCCTTCAACCTGTGTCTCTGCCATTTTACTGGCAGATCCGTACTGAAATGTTTTCTCTATGGCATTCTCAAGCGCCATAGATCCATCAGAAACATTGCGAATTAGGATGGCAGCTACCTGTGCCGCACGGACACCGAAATACTCAACTGCTTTGCCCATATCGACAGTGCCACGATATGAGTCCCATAACGCAGGGGCTACTCTCTCTAACGCACTCTGCCAGCCAACAATTGATGGATTAAGCTCATTTAAATGAACTCCCATCTCTTTAAGTTTCGCAGAAAACTCATCAGATGGCGCCAGCATTTTAGTGATAACTCTGCGTAATCCAGTACCCATTGTGCTTGCACGAATACCATTATCGGCAAGATTCATCAAAGTACCAGTTAATTGATTCAAAGTCAGTCCTGCTTGTTTTCCAGCAGCACCTATATAGTTAAATGCTGTATTGAGTTTATCTACTGTAAGCTTTGAATTGTTAATTGCATTTGCAAAAATATCCGCAATACGCGTAGTCTCTGTAGCAGCTAAATTAAATGATCTTAATGTGGTAGTTACAAGCTCAGATACAGAAGAAAAATCTGTTAAAGTACCTGTGGCAAGATCAGCAATTCCCTGAACAGCAGACATTGATTCTTGCATGGACAGACCCGCCTGCCCTAATGTCTGAATGCCCTCAGCAATTTCTGTAGCAGCGAATTTCGTGCTCCGTGCAACATCTTTAATTACCTCTCCGAGAAGAGCAGATTGAGATACAGTGATCTCCATGATTGCACGTAGGTTGTGCAGGGCTTGATCGTATTCAGCGATAAGTGTAATTAGTTCTCTGAAGAAAAACTGAATCTGACGCACAACAAACGCAGCAGCAACAAAAGCGCCAAACTGTTTAATACGACGGCTCACATGATCAATCTGATTTGCAACAAAGCCCATCTCCTTACCAGAGAGTTTAAGCTCTTTTGTAAGCTTACTGTGTGCTCTGGAAACGCCCTTTACCTGTTCTTCATATCTGTCTTTGACTCTGCGAGATAGATCCTCTTCATTCGCCAGACGATCATATTCAAGAGCTAATCTACGTATTTCTTTTGTAACAGCCTCCGTCTGTTTTTTCTCACTGCGTAGACGATCAATCTTGTTCATGATTTGATCCATTCTACGCTGTTCCAACTCAACAGTGTCCCGTACAGCTTTCTTATACCGATTAATTCTCGATGTAGAATCTCCGTACTGCTTTGCGAGATTCATCATCGCCTGTTCTTGTCCCTTAGTGTCCATCTGCTGTGCAGCTTTACGCATTGTGGTTGCGTATTTATCCGCCTCACGCCGCAGATCAGAGATATTATTTTTTAATCTCTCAAATTCTTCATCAGGGACTTTCTTCCTTATATTATCAAGAGTGCTCTCTGTGCGTTCAAGCTCTCTTTTCCATCTACGAGTGTCTTCTACATCAAACGTTTTTAATTCGGCTTCAGAAAGAGAGCGTAATGATTTCTCCACATCACGCAGTGTCTGTTGGGTAAGCTCCTGTTCTTTCTCATACCTTTTCTGTTCCGCAGCAGCATCAGCAAGACTCTTTCTATGCTCCTTAACAGCAATATCTACACGCTCAATGTCTGTGCGTAACTGAGTAAATCCTTCTTGCCCTTCAAGAACCTTTAATGCCCCACCAAACTTATTAATTCCAGATCGAGCAGCATTTATGTCCTTCTCAAAAACTTTAAGATCGGCTCCTTCTAAAAGTTTAATGTCTTTTTTAGAAATACGATCCAATTCTTTATAAAGAGCTTGTAACTCTTTCTGAAACTGTTCTGCTTCTGCATCACTATACGTAAAACTATCTGCAACCTTACGTATTTCCGCAGCTTTCTTGGGCATTAAATCAAGGGTATTAATAAGCTCATTGATCTCTGAAGTGGAAAGTCCCTTGAACATTTTCTTGGACTCATCAGTAACCAATTCCATATTATTTTTTGTTAGCTTGAGAGATCCGTCTAATGCCCTAAGAACAGCAGTAGCAGGTTTTATTTTTTGGATATTCTCAGCAATATTGGGAAATCCCATTGCTTTTGCTTCAGCAGACAAACGCTCAACATTTTGTCTTACATTGTCCAGAACTTTTATATATTGAGTGGCTTCCTTATCTGATTTGCCAAAACGTTGTGCAAGAAATTGTAATGCGTTTGCATATTCTTTGGCATCAGCAGATCCAGCTTCCTGCTCTTTTCTAAGCTCTTCCAACTTCTTTTCAAATATAGTGGGCCCTTTGAACTTAGCCAACGCGTCATTTTGTTCTTTTGTTAATCCAAGAGCTTTACGTGCATCATCAGAAAATGCACGAAATCCATCACCTGTTGCTTTAATCTCCTTTGTAACTCTTTTAGAAGCTACTGCTGCGTAATCTATCTTATTCGCGAACTCTTCAAGCGTCTGAGAGCTTTCATCAATAGCACCAACATCTTGTAGTGAACTATACAGATCATGAATTTGCTTAGCAAACTCTTTAAGCTGCGTTTGAGAGGTGGGCATATCAACTTCAGAAAGATCACCAAACTTCTCCATTCTTTGTTGAATCTGCTCAATCAGTTTACGCTGTTTTTCTCCATACGTATCCTGAATGTCTTTACGTATTTTACCAAAGCTCTCGCCAGTAGACGCAGCAGCACGTTTGGCAGCTTCATCCTGCTTATCTATGGCCGAAGCCATAGCATCCCCATAGCTGTTTACAAACTGCTCTATTTTCTTGAGTCCAGCACCAATACGCGCAGAAGTAGCTTCCACCTGCTGCCCGATTTCAGCGATGCCATTACCGAACTCAATGTTCTTTGTTTTCTTAGCAGTCTCAGAAAGCTTTTTAAGCTGATCGCTTAATGTGGCGAGTCCTGAGAGGAGTTCTTCGGAAACTCCCCCCAGGATTTTTATGAAAAGACCCCCTTGTCCAGCCATTTTAGCTAACTCCTAAACGCTTTTTGATTAGCCCAGTTCCTATGCTTACCCATCATCTTAGCGGTAAGCTCATCGCGTTCTTCTTTGCTTAAATGACTGTACTTTTCCGGATCTTGGAAAAGGGGCAAAGACTGGCTGTTCTGCTGCTTGTGAGAATTGTCTTGTCTCTCTGTTCCATCTGCGTCAGGATCAGCTCCGTGAAGCAGGGCAAAGAAACGATACTCTTCATTCTTTCTTTTTATTGCTTGCTCATATAGAACATGGACTTGATTTAAAGTTACGCCGCCTTGCCAATAATGTTTCTGATAAAAATCCTCAAGACGATACTGTGAATAAAATTGCATAACCGCGGTAACGACCTCTCTCAAATCTTCACTTATTTCTTCTTGAACTGTGTCATCACCTTCTGAGAGAGGTCTTTCAGGTTTTTTATCATTCCTTCATAATTAACTTCATACACAATATTTACAATTTCACAGAATTGATTATTGGTAAGCTCCTTCATTGAAGGACGTTCTTCCTCATCACATATATATTCAAGGATCTTCGTCAGATTGTCAGTAATGATCTTCTGCAAAAAGACAAGAGCCTGTTCATTTTTCAGATCACTAAAATTGTATTCTTTGGAAAGCACTTCAATCGTAGATGCAAGATCATTCACAAGTTCAATCTGATCATGCATAGAGAGAGGATACACTGTGACAGTGCGAGGATTACGGATACCTACAGTTACTTTCTTAATTTCGGGAATAATTGCTTTTTGATCAGAAGACATAATGGTATTCTCCTTTAAAATTTAAGAGATTCAAGTTTGTACTGCGATTCTGAATAGACTGTGGAACTATGTAAGCTGTTTCTATATTATCAAAGGAAAGGAAAATTTGTCAAACTTTTCTTCGCCTTCTCCTTTTCCGTTTTGTCGGCCATGGAATATGGCTCCATTGTTTTTCTGTTCTTATATTTGCTATTGTTTTCTTACTCACATTAAACCGTCTTGCAATAGCATTCTGAGAATACTTTTTTGATAAGATCAGTCGTTTAATTTCCTTTACCTGATCCTCAGTCAGTTTTGTTGTCATATTACAAATTCTTCCAGCCTTGTCCTTTCTTACTTCTTTATAAGGCTGAATACTGTCTCGATCAATATCTCTCCAACATTTTTTACCGCGATAAATATCTCCAACAGTCCAATGAGAAATATTGTAATCCTTTGCTATGTCTTTTTCTTTTTCTCCTGATTTTCTCCTTCTGATAATTTCTATTGCCTGTGCTTCTGTTAGTTTTGCTGCACCGGCTTCCTCACCTGTCTTTATATTAGAACGCCCTCTTTTTACTCTATCTTCAGCATTTGTTTTTTGTGTGCCTACATAAAGATGTTCTGGATTAATACAACGTGGGTTATCACAATGATGACAGATTATTTTTCCTTCTGGTATTTCACCCTTATATACTGTATATGCTAATCTATGTGCTCTCCACCAAAAATCTCCCTGCCACGCTTGCCCATACCCATCATTCGCGATACTCCCAATCCATTCAATGCAGCCTGTGTGTTTGTTGTATTTAGATCTTTCTTTTAGATATTGTTTTACTGGCACTCCTTTTTTTAATGGGGCTTTTAGACCTTCTCGTGACACATCGCCATACTTCCTTTTTCTTTGCCAATGTTTATTGCATAGCCCCTGTGCGTATACTTTTCTTTTACAATGTTTTACAGAGCACTTCTCCCCTCTTTCTTGTGTCTTTCGTGTAAGGGGGTCTCCATTTCTCATTAAACGCCAATAGTGTTTTGCACATAATTTCCTGCTGTATACTTTTTTCTCACAACCCTCAATCGAACAAATTTGCATGACGTGCCTCCATAGTTAGAATTAATAGTAGATGGGGACAAAAAACGTCCCCATCTCTAAAACACATCATACTTTAATTAATTTAGAATTGCAAGCATTTTATATGTTAGTCGAAGTATATTCTCCCGAGAGGCATCGAGTCCCAGACTGCACTCCCCCCAGAGACATCGGAATCTGCGCGTTTCGACTCTATAACTATTGGCACATTCGCATTGTCACTTGCATTGAAACTCAGTTCTGTGGAACTGGTAACGTTCGCACGGGGAAAGATGATGTACATATGGTTCGTACCATTCGGATACGTGTACACTGCTTCTGCACGAACAAACGCAGGAGCAACCATATTGCCGAGTCCAATCTCGCCACTATGGTTATTATCGTACCCTGTACTCGCATCAAGCCCACGGGCAAAAGCAAGGTTACGGGGATTGATTTCCTTGAATTCACATTCCAGAGCCGCAGTCTCACTCAGCGGCAGGGACATGTCTTCAAGTTCAGGGAAGCCAGACATCAACCGCCAATACTCAACGTTGGATGTGAAATTGGAACTGTTCAGAGCACCGAGAGAGTCATTAGTCTGATCCAATACCTGAGTAGTAGTGCCAATATTGGCAGCAGAAGCTCCTACCAGAATCTTCGCAAGTCCGAGAGCAACGGTTGAAGTATCTTTGGTAACAGGTCCAGTTCGTGTAACGGCCATAAGAAAACCTCCTTATTTTTTAAAAAAATTAAAGTTAATCGCCAATTCTTAATTCCTTTTTACTCAAGGACTGAAAGTCTTCTCTATGAAGGAAAGAAATTAATAGTGTTCATATGTCCGCAGCTTTCACGGAAACATTTCATTTTTAAACTACCAAAAACCTCAAGATGGATAACATCTTCTTGTTTACTGTTTCTGCCGAACTTTAATACAAAAGTTCCGTTTGGCTTACGCTTCAAAAGCTTTTTTCCACACTTTTCACATAGTACCCATCCCCCCTTTGGTTTGATCTCTCTCTGATTATCCATTATTTTTATCCACCTTTCTTTAATTTAGCTCCACACAGATGCCCAACGCAAGATCGTCTCGATGTATTTCATATCCGCTTTGCTAACTGTTTTGGAAACAACACTCTGAAAGACAATATCTACTATTATGCCTCCAGCAGCAGTCCATGGTGTTGTCGTGGTATTGTATAAAGTAATACGTCCGGGAAACAAGAGTTCCATAATTTGATCGCGTAACGCTGCCAGATCGTCTCCTTCGATATCAGATTTTGTAAACATGAAAACTGTCATTGTGAGATTGCTCACATGGGCAGGACGTAATCCTTCAATGTCCACACAGATCCATTTATCAAGCTCAGTCTTTGGAGTAACAACAAATTCATTAAAATAAACTTTGGTATTAGGAAGACCGTCAATCCAAAACTTTTTAATGGATCTCCAAATATCTGTCTCTCTGAGTGTTACGTCCAGCATTTATTCATCCTTTACTAAACGGATTAGTTCTGGCATTAGTATTTTATTCATGTACTCAACTGCTTCTGCCATTTCTGGCTCTTGCTCTCCGTTGTATTCAATTGTAGAATGGTCAAGGATTTTTTTCAAGTAAGTTAATTGGCTCAATGAGAAATCAACTGTAAAATAAATGTCTCTTGGAGCGATGTTTATCACCTGCATTTTTTATTCTCCTCTATCAAGACCTGATCTGAAGTCCTCAATCATATCGTATAATTCATCAAATACGCCTTTGATTGCTCCTCCTTTTTTAACAATGTTCTCATCGGTTACATCGTACCATTCACCGCCAATCTTTGCCTGTCCAATAATCTTAGATTTTCCAAGCAGATCATCCCTTGCTTTGACTTCTTGGACACGTCCAGTTGTAAATCCTTCTTGTCCTGATGCTTGCTCAAAAGTAAGATCACGTCCTACTTGAGGCCCAAATGTATCCTCTTGATCAGGATATAGAACTTCCATTGCATCTTCTAAATCAGCTCTCGCAGCAACCCCCTCTCCAGCTACTTTACGTAAAGTCTGATAGAAATTAGTACCCGCAGTTGATTTAATAAATTCTGGAAGCTCTTGCGTAGCCCAAGCATAGAACGCAGAAGAAAACCAAGGACGTGGAGGCTGTTCTCCGGTTTTATTCCCTCCAGGTCGCCCAAACTCAAGATATTCCATATACTGTGCAATACGTTTCTCTTTGCCAGTCTTTCCTGTATCAGATCCAGACCAACCAACACGATACTCTGAATAACCTGATCTTATTGCACGTAATGATTTTAAAGCAGCTCCAGTAGCAATGCCCTGAAGATCACTCATTCCATATTTAACTTTATATGCTGTCCACCAAGGAACATTTGGAGCAAAACCACTAAAGAATCTCTGAGATGCTAAAGACTCTCTAAAATAATTAGCAAGATTATTTGCGGCTGATTTATTAAATAAAAATCCACCGTCTTTAGAAAACCAATACGTTAAAGTCTTGTTCAAATCTTTAACAGCACGAGAGCGCATCTCAGCGCCTTTTTCTATACGTGAAAAATCAGCCCAGAATTGTAAGCCGTATCCTGACCCTTTTTGAGTTTTCCCTGCCATTATCCTCTTGTGTCCTCACTCACACGACAAATCTTTATTCCAGGAAGACGATGCTCTTCAAAATAATCAATAGAATACATCTCACCACTTATTATTTCTCCACTAACTACATTGAATGATGTACTGACAACACAACGATCAGCAGTTTCTATTTCAATATCCGCAGAGACATACATCAAATTTTTATCTATGATCGTTGTTCCGTACCTCTCATCACTCACACGCATATCTGAGAGTTGTCCTGTAAACAACACATATTCACCGGAATATTGTGTTTGCCATTCATGAGACAACTCATACGTTACTGGATTGCGCACTTCAACTTTTCGCTTAAACTCAACAATGGCATTACATTTATATAAAATTCCTTCTTTGGAAATAATTTCTTTCTCAAATACTTCAGGAGCTTGTGATACAAGTAGGAATCTATCAACTGGGTCATAATCAGTAAAAGAAATCAAATCACCAGGAGTAGCATGGGTATTATACGGAAAAGAGCAGATTTTCATAAAGTGGCTATCAAAGGGAGAGCTTCTTGTTGTGTCTTGCTCAGAATCAATATATTCCGTATAAGTTTCTCCAGTTGCATGTTTATAAATTTCCACCGTAGAACCAAGCTCTGTAAAAACTTCTGCAATATCTACTCCAAGACCTGCCATATCTTAACACGCTCCTATCTAAGATATCTATACCCTTCGTTGTCGATTCCAGCATCCTCAATGATTCGCGTTATATCGTTTCCTTCACGATCATAGACAAAACCATTTCCTAAATATGTGCCAAACAATTTATACGCATCAATGCCGAATAATGTGGGATCTTGTTTAATCGCAGATTTGAAATCAAGATCCATCTGCCAGATTTGTCTGCTTAAATGATCAAAGCGTTGATTAAGATTAATCTGCTTGTATTTGAATTTATACGCAGCAGCAGTCTTGAGAAGATCCATCGCATGTCGTTTTGCCCTCTGCACTGCCCAAAAACGAAGAGCACCATCTGCAATAGGATACGTTAATTCAAGCTCATCTATTGCTTGTGTGATTGCAAACTCAATTTGAGTCTCAGTCAAATATGAATTCAAATCAGACAGTGCAAGTTGTGTTTGCGCAATATATTCTTCAAGATTGGCAATAGGCATATCTCATTTCTCCTTACTGTACAGAGAGATTATTTGCGCCAGAGGGAGTTGATGAAACAGGCTCTGGCAGGTGGTTTGTAGGAGGGACATATCCGTCTCCTCTTCCCCATGTAACAGTATTACTGGGATCTGACTCTCCAGATGCATTATACCGTGTTAATGTAAAATCATATAAAACCCCATATTGAAGATTAAGTCTGTCTTCAATATCAACAAAAGCGACTGTGGTTTCGCGAATTTCAGCTTCTTCTTTTAAAAACGTGAAATTGTACTGCTCAACATTATCCGTGTAATATACAGTAAATCCCGTTGTCTGATCATGATACTCATCTAAATCCCATACAAGATCAGAAGCCCATACTGGAAAAACAAAAAATAAACTCAAAACCAGAGCAATTAGCAATTTTTTCATTGTGCATTTTCTCCTTCTGGATATGCTGTTAAACGTATTCCTTCAAAAAAACCATCAATTGCTACTGCAATATACTCATCATTTACATTTAATACCCCAAGAATCTTTCCATCTTCAAAATCAACTGTAGCCCCCATATCTTTTGCTAATATCAATATTTGTCGAATAATAAGGGGATTTACCTCATAATCAGCAAGCCATTTTAAACCATAATTAATGAGAGCGGGATCTACATCATTTGCTTCTACCTGCTCTTGAAACTTAAGGGCATTATCCACAATCTCAGGATGCTCTTTGGCAAGAAAAGCCCCTGCAAGCATTGACGCAGAATCAATAGCTGTTATAGCAAGCTGATCTTTGTTACATCCAGTAATACTAAAACAAAAAAGCACAAAAGACAGAATAACAATCCATTTTTTCATTTCTTTTTCTCCTTTGCTTTTGCAATTGCGATTTTCACGTTTGAATACAGACGTTTTGCTAAACGTATGTATGACAAATACTTATTTGGAATAAACCCTGCTGCTGTAGCAAGAACTGCACCAATCCCCACCCCAACTATTTCCTTATTCTCAAATAGCCACGAAAAAATGTTTTCCATCATTTAAAATCCTCCTTAGAAAGAAAGCCTTCATATACAGTGTCAAATATTTTCCATCTACGTATCATATCTGCCACGTATGAAGGAGTTACTCCACGCCAATGATTTACTACACCAGCCTCATATAGTGCTCTCATTGTCAATTCACTGCACACGGGTCTTCCAGGTATGTATTTAAGAAGTCTTGGTGCAAATAAAAACAAAGGTAATTTTAAACCAGGATAACGTAACCCCTCATATTGCTCTCTGATCGAATACAGTGCATATAGCTTTTTACTATTTGAAATGGAATTGCATCTTCCTATCAGTACCTCTTGTCCATTATACGCATCAAATAGATTCTGTTGTTTATACGTCCATAACGCCTCAAACGTAGTAGCGTTTTTATCTGTAATCACAAATGTATGTGTATAATGGGCCTTTCCATCAACATCGTTCATACATTGTGTCCATCGAATGCCACACGAAAAGACAGACTGCAAATAATTCGGGCCGTCAGGATCATTCTCAGCTATGTATGTGGAGCACACAACATCAAGTGGCTGTAACTCAAGCATTTCTAAACTCCATATCTTGTTTAATCAATTCAGATAAAAGCTGCCAAAACTTTAATGAATTATAATGCATGTAATGGTATTTTTTATTTTTGCGTATCCAGAAAATACGAGTGCCCGGACGCAAGTCAAAGTGAAGCATGGGCCAATAAGTGCCATCAGTGCCCCTTGTGTCCAAATACAATCCGAATCCACCCACTTGCTTCATCTGCTGCATACGTATCCAACACTCTACACAATAGCCTTTCTCTGGAAAAATATCCCCTGCGTCCGATAACCTATTCCCCGCATAATGCCTGGAAGTAGAATATTTAGGGTCTAATCGCACCCATCCTTGCACGTTAGGACTTGGATAAATGGGCTGCTGAAGAACATATCTTACTGCTTGCAACGTTGTAATTACCCGACTGTCAATACACTCAAGCGGTATTTCATAATCAATTAATTCAGGAAAAAATGGGTAGTCCCTACTTAATGATAATTGGGACGCCTTCATTTTGGATGCTCCTTTGATTCAAAAAACTCAAGAACAACATTGCGTATATCTTTTGCTAAATCTTTCCTAAACTCTTTTAAGTCCTTATTCATGCGATCTGACATCTGTCCTGGCAGAGAAGCAAGTCCAATTTCAAGTGCGTGTAATCTTCCAAATATTTCAACATGATCCTGATTGTTTTTTGCAAATGCTGTTTCTCTTTCCACACATCTGGCCTCAACACCTTGTAGTCTGGAAATAATCTCACCATCCTTTTCATTATTTTTATCAAGCTTTCCATTACTGCAAGCTTGATGTATTTCTAAATTAGTGACCCGCTGAGTAAGCCTTCCCCAAGCAACAAACGCGCCAGCTAATACAATAGCCCCACCCCCAATAGATCCTAAACTCGCGAAAAGTACAGTTGCCCACTCAACAGTCATTTATAAACACTCCTTTTGTGGAATCATGCCCACACACTTAAATGTTCCATCGTATCTTCAGCTTCAATCAGCGTGTCAACCATCCCGCCAATCTCATCAGCATAGCACTGTAGCTGTATGTGCCGTAACGGATCATTGCTTACCCGCTCTGCTTTTACCGCCGCCGCTATTTTCAGCAGCAGGTTTCGGCATTGCCGCAGGTATGAGCGGGTTTCGGGTGTCATGCCCACAGTCCTTGTATCTCTCCGTCAATCCTGCAAACCAACCACACATCCCAAAGCTCAAGCCGCCCACCCCTGATAAACCCCGCAACTGCATGATCGTATAACCTTACATGAGCGCAAAATACGCCCCAGCCTTTCTTAGCCAGCCAACCCCGCAGCGCATCAACAAAATGATTGCAGTCCCGCTTATCCGGGATCGGGGTCAGCTTGTTTGCTCCGCTTCGCCTGATCAGTGCTGCCGGGTCATCAGGGAGTAAATAAATTAAATCGCTGCAAGCATGTGGCAAGCCTTGGTGCGCGTACGGTCTAAGCAAATGCTCGATCTCGAACCAGTAAGCATGTCGGCCTTTTGGAGGTTTGTTCCAAGGAAGTGTGAACATTATAGATCCTCGATTTTAGTCCAGCCGTAAACACCCGGCTCCCAAACATTGTTGCCGCCTGCATCCGTGCCGGTGCATTGCCAGACTTGCCCGCCTTCTGGCCACTCAACCCGGTCATTTAAATGCCATGCATCATGAGCGCCCGCTGGCTGATACCAGACCGGATAACCGCTGCCTGCCGGGGCCGGGATTTCAGTATATAGGTTCTCCACAATGTCAGGTGTATGGTTCGGGTCAACTACGGTATGCGTAATATTGACATTATAGAGCTTGCCATCATAGATGATCGGCTCTGCTTGCCCTCGCTCACATTTCAGCCCCACTTCCCATTCCACTGCCAGCCCTTCAAGCACAGCATAGTGATCCGTATAGTGGCTCTGGATCGCCGCTTCCGTAGCCTCGTTATCCACTTCGCCAGATTGCGAGCGTACCCGTAGCTGCTCGATAGGTTTGAGTCGCAGCTTGCCGATGTGGCGAGCAGTCTCTTCAAAGCTATCTATCTCCACGGGCTCCGGCTCATCGTCTGATGTGACAATGATCGTACCGGGGCCGCCGGTGCGAAGCAGGACACCACGATCTTCTTGGAGTATGTAGTTTTGGGCTATTTTGGTTTTCATAATGCTTTCACCTGGACTCGGTACGAAGATTCATTGAAAACGAAACTGCTGTGTTGTGCGGTCAGCGTGTCATCTGCGATGGTTGCGCCGGAGGTTGAGGGTGTGAGGATTTGTTTGATTGAAACATCATCAACAGACCCAACAAACCCGATATATGCTTGCACAACTATATTATTCGATTGTATTGTTTTATTATACGAATATGCGCCGGTTGCGGAGGCCAATGCAGTAGTGTTGCCTGCACCAAAATTAAATCGCACACGACCAGATGTATAAGATGGAATAAAAAATGCCGCTTTATAAAGAGCCTTAGCAGTATAAGAGCCACTTTGGATTATCTGAGGTGAAGATTCTGTATCGCAGTTTGCTGTGCCACCTGAAATTGTCCATCCTGCCCCACAATCCCAATTTACCCCACAGGGCTCATCAAATGATCCGTCCGTAACCAACTCACTCCCCAGCGTCTCCCCGCTCCCCTGCGCCGCCAGCACACCCGTCAACAGCCTGTTGCTGCTGTCAAACACCCGCACCTGATGCGCTCCGTCGGCATAGCCGGTAATTGCAGCGCAAGCGTCCAGAAACGCCGTGCCGTCAACTGCGGAAATTCGCAGATCGGAAATGGTGTCGTCATAGTCGCCGGAGTCGGTCAGACTTGCATTGCCATCAAGGTCAAGCAGGACAAGCCCGGTGAGTTCGGCAAGCGTGATGTCGGATATGTCGCCGGAGAGACCATTGTTATTTAGATTAATCTCAGTGACATGATTATCCACAACAGTTACGCCAAAGCAATCACCAGCAGTATTTCCATCCCATCCAGTATTATCCGTCCAAGCATCGCCACCTGTAGCTGTGTAGAAAGCTTCAAGAGCATAAGACTCATCTGGTTCAATGTCTGCAAACTGAGGGGCTGTTAAGCACTCAATCTCAATCGTTGCGATGTTATTCGGGTCAAACCCTGCGTCTTTGCTGGTCAGATTGCGGGTTGTGCCGTCGGAGGTGCTGCGGAGCTGGAGTGCGGTGGTTATAGATGCTGAGGCACCATCTGTATCAACGAGTAAGTGAGGCTTTGTGCCTTGTTCAAGCTGCGCCCCCCACAAATATACTCGAGATTCACCGTCGCCCGCCTCGGTATTATCAGAGCCAGTGGGGTAAATCATTGGCCCTAAATCACCCGCATTTGTAGTGTTAAGTTGGGTAGTGCTAATTGACACACGATACCAGCCATTAGAATACGAAACCAGATCAACAGACACCCCAGTTGTGTTAACTCTATTATCCTCAATAGCTACTGTTTCTGCATTTAAATCAACAATAACGCTGACCCCGGCGTCTGGATCACTATTTGCGTTCAAATCAAACAAACAATCAGCCGACTCTCCGGCTTTGATGTAAATGGAAAATGTGTAAGCGTCTACTTGATCAAGGTCTAAAAATTCATATATCCTATGCCGGATAAAGTCGGTATTAGCTATCACAGAGTGAGCGTCATTGCTGCCGTCCGGGGCTGTTGCCGCTGCAAGTATTACACCACTTACCACACCCCATGAAGTAAAATCATTAGAATACGGCAGCAAGTTTGTAATAGTATCTTCAGCCTGATACCCATACGCTTCTGCCTCGTTACCGCTGGAATCAATAGCTCTGATTAAGTGTGACGTGTAACCGGACAAATCGTTTTCACTTGCATAAATCGCCGCCGCCCCATCTTCAGTTTCCATACGATATGTGCCGGGATCGGCTATCAGGATTTTGCCAGTGAGGATGTTCCCGGTCAGATCAAGAGCGGTTAGGGATAGGCCATCAAGTGTTGTGCCAACTGCGCCGGAGAGATTATTGCTGACAAGATCAATATCCGTCACATGCCCACCACTCACCGTCACGCCGAACCAGTTACCAACCGTCGAATCAGTCATCCAGTTCGTGTTGTCCGTCCAAGCCTCCCACCCGGTAGCCTCAGCAAAAGCCATCAGCGCAATGCCCTCGGAATCCGGCACATCAGTAAACAGGCCCGATGGCGTAAGCGTTGTCATGGCGCTTTCGCTGCTTCCCTTGACCGCCGTGACGCCAAAGCTGTAGCTTCCGGCTTGGGTGGGCGTGAAAGTGTAGGTTGTGTCCTGGCCGGTAGCTGCTTCGGTGTATGCGGCTCCGTCTACGCTGTAGTAGTAGGTGTAGGAGTCTGCGCCGGTGACTTCGGAGGCGGTTAGAAGGATGCCGCCGGAGGTTTCGTCGATGGCGGCGGATAGTGAAGCAGGGGTGCCGAGCACAAATCCTACAGCAGGAGCAAAAGAAGGCAATAAACTATCAAGTACATTATTCCTAAAACGGGCACGAGTGATACGCCCGTCATAGATAATATTCCGTGAGCCGTTTTGAAAAATGGGGCGTTTCATGATTACACCCCCATTTGGATACACATACATTCACCTGAAGAAAGTTCTCCAGAATAGGAAAAGATAAGTTTCTGAACCTTGTCTTGTATATCAGGAAAATTCCAAGTGCCTTTTGTAAGAGGTGTTGCAGGAGTATTTTCAGTCGAATCCCAATACACATCCACATCAATTGTGTCCGAATCATTTAACAACACAATAGTTTTGGTATTCGCATTTATATTTACTTCCTGCTCACCAGATAAAATATGAGTGGAAGCATATACAGGATTATAGTAAGGAGAAGCAGCAGTTTTCGTCAAGCCGGAAATATCATAATGAATATAAGACTCAATAGAATACCCCGGCTTGACGTACTTCTGTGCCCCATTCGTATTAATTAAAGCTAATGTCTCGTTGCTGTCATTACGATAAGTGGGCATTTTAAATATTCTCCAGAAAAATATTATTCGTCAGTTTTCTTCTTTTTTGGAGCACGTTTCTTTGTAGTGCTTTTAGCTGTTGTGCTTTTAGTCGTGGTACGCTTCTTTGCAGTGCGTTTCTTTTTCTTAGTAGTGTCTGACTCTACTTCAACAGATTCAGTCGAATCCTGAGCTTCTGGCTTCGTCTCCTCAGCTTTCTCTTCTGTTTCAACTGTCTGAATCTCAGCACTCTTGTCGAGCATTTCCATCTGTTTTGAAGCGGGTGCGGGCGCTGGCACTTTCTTAGGCTTGCCATCTTCAAGAATCACCAGCGTCCGCCTCTTTCCGCTTTTATTTCGCTCAATTTCTTCATAAATCTCTTTGGGAAACGGCTCTTCTGAATCGTCATAAATACCTTTGAGCATCAAAGGAGCATTGTTTCTCAACTTAAAATTAACCATAGTTTTGATTTTCATATGACTGCGTTCTCCTTTCATTTATGGATTATTCGAGCACAGGAACAATCTTAACTGTTGCAAAAAGATTCTTCATTTCAGTATCAGGAGTTGTTCTCGTAAGATTAAGAACAATAGACAGACGATCACCCCTACTCACAGAAGTCGTGGTAAAAGTAGGAGTAGATCCAACTGCTGAAGACGGGGCTTCCCCACTAACACCCTCAAGAGTCACTTCACCGCTGATAACAGACACACCATTAAGCAACAGATCAGCTCCAACAGAAAGATCATCTGTATCGTCTCTCCCCTGATTCTCAACAGACACAACAAAATCAACAAGTGTGCCATCTTCAGTTACAGCACCAAGCGGCTGTCCTGTCTCACCAGACGTAAGTTCACCACTATATCCGTAACTGAGGGTCTGAACAGCAATCTCATTGTTCTGCATCGCCCCTCTGACCATTTTAGGAAATGACGGAGAGGGAAACGGCAATTTATTTTGACCCATAATTCCCTCCTATTTATTTTACAGTCAGTGAATACATTACCGAAGGATGATAAATAACGGGAAGTCCCTTGTTCTGTACACGCATCCACACCCCATCAGGATCCCACTCTTCCTTCGAGTCTGCATACATACCCCAAGTACGATTCAGTCCGAAAGGCGCTTCCATGAACTCAGCAATCTTCTCACCGTCAAGAGTAGACCGAAAGAAACTGACCTTATCATCACCAATGAACTTTTTCCGCATGATCACACGATCTTTATTCGCACTGTATGCGTAGGTCAAAGTATCGGTAAAAGTAAGGCTGTTATTGGCAATACTCACAGAACTAATGGTAGCTTCTTCATACGTAAACGGAGTATTCAGTTTATACAGACGCACTTTCTCACCAGCCTCAAAATCAGTGGGGTCGTCAATATAAACAGTAGAATCTCCAGCAGAAGAAGAGGTGGTGATCCATGCAGATACCTCAAACAGATCGTCATAAACAATCAGATTTCCAAGTCCAAGCAGACGAGACATAACGCCAGCAGGATTGGAGAACAGATCCCCTTCTCCAAACGCAGATTTCTGGAGCAAAGTCTGAAGATCAGCATTAAACATGAGATACTTCAGGACAGTGGTATTCATAAATGAATACTCAATGGGAGCACCAACATCATCAGCGTAATCAGACACAGCATCAAAAATATCCCGGATCGGAGTTGCAGTAGATCCAGGGGCATCTGTAGTATCATCCCACCAGACATCATTCCCGGTAAGAGATACACTGTGATGGGTAGGAACTCCATAGCTAACAGTAAACTTTGTACCGCCTTCACGCTGATATGTAAAGCCATGATCGAAGAATGCTTTTGCAAGCATCCACTCACGCCTACGAGAACAGCGATTCTTCAGCCGCATCTGCTGACGCGCGATCTGCCGTCGCGCCTCTTGTCTCTGCTGAGGGGTCAGGGGGTCACGCAGATTGTTCAGTCTCACTTCATCAATAAAAACCTTTTCTTTCCAGTAGGCTGCGGCTGCGCTTCCTTCGTTGTAAAAACCATCATCGCCCATTGTCGGGGCAGGAGAGCCCGGAGCAACAAACGGGGTCATTCCAGCAGTGCCATACTCAAGAATCCAACGAATCCTATCGGACTCGTAACGGACAGCATCGAACATATTGGTAAAGATCAAGTTCGACGGAGTAGGCATCTTCTGGAGAGTCTTATTCAGTGTCTCATGATGCAGTTCAGCAGGAATACCTTTCATAAAATTACCTCCTATGCCTTTTCAAAATAGTTATTTAATAATGTAATAGATACCGTCAGAAGACACATTGCCAAGATCAGTAATCGCCTGTGTGTCCATATTGGGACAATCAGACTGATAAATAATAGCATTTGACAGCAGCACAGTGCCAAGACCACCTTCAGCATCCTCACCTGCGCCTGTGTCTACTTCCATTTCAAGAATGTACGTAGCTTTAGAATTCTTATTGCCTGAAGTGTCATCCTCTGCCTTTACATAGCAATTACCTTTTTTAGCAACAGTATAATCAGCCGCAGCAGTGCCAACAACGGTAACAAGTGCTTTTCCAAGACTTGCGTATGTGGTTCTGTCAATGGATTCTATTTCTTCATCCTCATAATCATCGTCTGTATTGGACATAACAATAGTGTCGCCTACAGCAAGCTTATAAGACTCCATCAAATCCACATAAAAGTTATCCGCATTACTGCAATCATTGAGCAGAAATACACGGGAAACATCTGTGTATGCAATAGTATCAGGTGTGTACGGCACAAGCTTATCCGTATCATTCTGATCTGTAGCAAGCACAGTTCCAATCTCAAGAACACCGTAACCCCCCCGAAGAGTTTTATCAAGCAACAGAGCTACCTCACGGGGGCTCTTATACAAACGTTTGTGAAAAAGAACAGAATGCCCCTTAATAGTCTGCTGAGGAATATCCCCGCCGAGACCCCCTGTGGTACGCACAAGACCAGGAACCTGATCCCTATAAAAATCATAGCCCGGAATAGTCATAGAAATGCCTCCTTATAAATAGTTAAATTATTCCTTTTTATCAATCTTCACACCAGCCAGAGAAACCAACTCATCAGAAAGATCCTCATACTCCTGATTCTTATCTTCATGATGTGTAGAATCGCTGAGTCCAAGAACAGTTTTATTTTTCTTCTGAGTGAACTCAGCAGAAAGCTCATCTGCCCACGACTTTACTTCTTCATCAACGAAAGCAGAGAAATTTTCAACATCCAGAGCATCTTCTTTTACATACTCATTGAAGTCGATCTGCTTCTTGATACGATGATACAGACGCTCAGGAATGTCACTTGCAGCAAGTTTAACATCAACAATAGAAGCAGCCTCAGCAGCCATATCCTTCTGCTTACGGATCTCTTCAGCAGCTTCCAGTCTTGCAATGCGTTTCTCGTTCTCTTTGTCTTTCTCAGTCAGATCCTTCTTCTCTTGTTCCAGAGCATCAACTTTCTGTTTCAGATCCGCGTTCTCTTCCTTCAAAGTTTTATTCTCTTCAGAAAGAGCACTTGTTGCGTCATCCTGAATCTGTTTGAACAGTTCAGGGAACTTTTCCTTCAGTTCTTTCAAAGTCATAGACTTCCCTCCAGTTTTGTCATTGTCATCATCAAAATCCTCTTCTTCTTTCTCAGTCAATGAAAATACTTCAACTTCAAACTCCTCAGTCTCATCAGAAAGAGATGCAATAGATGTATTAGGATCAGCTCCAAATACACATACAGATGCTTCTCTGAGAACACCTTCTCTAATAATCTGAGCAGGTCCTTTGAGTTTATAACCATTTACTTCAGCTTTTCCATCTTCAGCCACTTCTTCAATCTTAATAGGACGAATTGAAATAGAAGCCTGGTACGGAAAACCTTCATCCAGATTCTGCACAAACTCATTCGCAACATCATTTTTCAGCACTTTGATCTTCTCAAAGTTGATCTGATTCTTATCAAAAGATGGAGGCGTATTTGAAACTCCAATCTTTTTATCAATCCGATGTTGCTCAAGAATCGGAATCCTCTTCTGAGCGCATTTGACTCCAGATACATCTATAGCAAGATCACCCCAAAAGAGAAAATCCTTAATGGGCTTGCCACTGTATGCTTTCATAGAGAAGTAACGATTACCGTCCTCATCTGCATCCGACAACTGGATGTCAACATCTTCACTGAAGCATAATGCCTTTTTAGGGATCTTCAGTTTCTTTGTCTTCACACCGCTCACCTCCTCTTCACTTTGATTGTTATTGCCAACCTTAGAATTCGCTACTTTGATTGCCTTGCTTTCACACGCCTTCTGCTTGCCTCCATCTTTAAGGCACTGTTCAAGGACCGAATTGGCGATTGAGGCCCATTTTTGAGCCTGTTGTTTATTAAGTCCCTTTTTATGTTTCTTTGCATCCGAGGCGCTCCAGGGGCATCACTGCTTTCCTTCACGAGAATTTTATTTATGTTGTACTTGTGTAATATGTCCTTTACTACGTGGAGGTGTGCATCCTCCACGTCCTTTATTTGCACGAGTGCCTTTTCCAGAACCATCTCTTTTAGGCACTCCCGGCTGGCTTCTTTTTTGTGCCATTTTCTTTCTTCTCCTTGGAAGGTTCAGCTTCCTGTTTCTCCTGTGCAGATTCTTGATCAACTACAGATAACGTTTCAGGAAATTCCTCATCCTCCATAGATTTTTCTTTTCTCAGCTTACCATAATTTGGAAAACCAAGTCTACGTGCAATCTCCCGTCTCGGGATTCCTAAAGTATCAATAATTGATGCATGTTTTGATCCAAGAAATGCTCTTGCAATGGACTCTATATCCTCAAGTCTTGAAACTGGCAGACATATATCCACAAGTTTATACACCTCTTTCTTCACACGACCATAAACTGGTTCTCCATTTTCAAATCGAATTGTTTCCCTTATATACCTGTACGGCTTAAAATCTTTCTTAGCAACAGAACGCAGAAAAAAGATGGGACGCCAGAAATTGTATTGTAAAAATAATTTGAAGTAATGCAGTTCATCATTTATACGATCCCCCTGTGGTCCCTGAGATGCTTTCACAGATGCGTATGTACTTCTGTAGTCACCAAGCATTACATCTTGAGGCTTCTGTAATCCAGAGCTTACCATCTGCATAATATCTGTATCTTGATCAGATATATTAGGCAATTTCGGATTAGCCACATCAACAGACATACCGGGGGGAAGTACAAGAGTTCCACCAGGATCTTTCGTCTGCATTACACCTGTTTTTTTACGATCTTCTTCAGACATAGCAAGCCATCTACGAAAGGCTTGCGTATCATCAATTTTAATTACCCAAAGATATGCACCGCTTGATTTCTTATGATCAATTTCATATTTTTTTAAAGCTTCATAATAATTCACCCATTCAATTGTAGTACGTATATGTGACACATTGCGTTGAGTGAGAAAACCACGATTCCAGTGAACAATGAAGCGGTAGTATCCATTAAACTGTGTATATATTGGATCATCACTTTTACTTTTCAGTGTCTTCTTCACTTCATATGATGGGTGATTTTCAACTTCTTTCTCAAGCTCAGGATAGTACGCTATATTAATAGATGGAATTAAAACTGTGTTTGAGTCAGTTCCTTCTTTTGTGCGGGTTTTGAACTGTGCATTATAAAATAAAGGAAAAGTTTGTTTGGTGGGATGAAAAATTATTCCAGATCCATTATCTCCACCACCTCTGATTGTTCTTGGTGATATAAAATCAACCTCAACAAAACCATCAGTATGCAGTGTGTACATTAAAAAAAGCTCACCCTCGATCTCAGAACGCGCTACAAATTTAGGAAAGCTCTGATACAAATCATTACGGGGATCTTCCATGATCTCATCAACAGCAGTTTGGACTTTAAGATAGTCAGAACTAAATCCAAAACCCCATCCTGCCATTCTGCCCATAAAGTCACGGACATGAGAATTAATCTGTGGATTAGATTCTGCTTTGTCCCAACATAGCTTTTGAAGCTCATGTAGATCATGAAGATATTCAGAAGAGACTTCAGGAAAGCCATCAGCATCCACAACACGCTCTGTCGCTCTTCCCTGTGTAAAAATAGGAAAGGAAAAGGACTTCAGCATATCATCTGATAATGTATCGAGCAGATTTACAGCTTTCTCATCTGCAAGATTGAGTGTTGCGTCAGCCATTGCTTCTTACCTCTCTATAGTCTGCATGATTGTTCTTATTGGGAACATAAATCCCAAAGAATGAATTAGCTTGTCTTTCTCTAAATGACTCCACACCGTATTCTCTACTTCCATAGAGTCCCCAACCAAGAGAAAAAACAGCGTCATCTTGTACGCCAAATCGTTCATTCTTTTGTGGACTTCCGTACCATTTCTTTTGGGGATCATAATCAAACATCTCCAATTCTTCCCAAAGAATATTGCTCTTATTAACACCTGATATATAAATGGCGGGAGATTTAAAACGTCCGTTGCGGACTGCGATAAAAAGCTCAGAAAAAGCTTTCTTTTGAAGGTCAAAACTTGGATGAACAGCCTCAAACTGAATTTCATGTTCCTCACACCAGGGAGCTAAGTCCCAAGCTCCCCAACGCTCTGAACACAATGTGTCAATTCCATCAAATTCATTATAGACTGTTTTCAACTCCCTTTTAATACCTTCCAGTGTAGCATCTTCAACATGTGCAAGATGAATAAGAAAATAAAGGTATTCTGGAACCTCACTCTCACTTCCGATGTTATGTCTGGTTCGACTATCTGTCAATCCCTTTGCTATGGCAGTTACAATTGTACGTGCAGAGGGACTTTTTGCCATAGGATCTGATCTATCTATTCCAGCATGTATGCTCCAATACGTATTGTACTTTTCAGTAAGACGCCCCAAATCCTCAATTGTGGCACAAGCAGGAATTGTGGACTTATGTAATTGGTACAGATGATCAGTTGGTAAAAGTTTACCCTCAAGTATTCCGAGCTTCTTTTTTGTTCTCTCAAGGTCTTTAACAGCAGTATGTCTTCTTCTTCTCTTTGCTTGCGGATTGCTGCGCTTGTCTCTTGCTTTAGCTTTTGCATACGTTTCTGCGATCTCATTACAAATGTTTAATACGCCACCATCATCAAGCTCTTCATTGCCCTTATCATTTATATAGCCATAATAAAAAACTGACTTAACAAGTGACTCAGAAAATAATTTACCACTGTCAAGTTCCCATGAGTTTCTGAAGTATCTGTCAAACTCAGCAGGGGGATATCTGTGCCTAAAAGATTTCAACTGCTGATTATCCATATGGGGATGCCAGTATTCTTCTTGCACAGCATTAGGAGCTGCTCTATGTGAAAAATACAGCAGTTGATCACTTCCAGACATAAAAGCTTTATACAGCTTGTACAGAATATGCTCTTTTGTAGAAACAGTGGAGTCGATTGTACCCAGTGAATTGATGATGTTACGGGTTGAGCCATCAAGCTGAACAAAGAACTTCGGATCTTTCATGTCAAACATTTCTGAAAACGTATATCCAGTAATATTGGAAACAATGCCAGAAAAGCTGGAAATAGGCTGAATAGAAGATGTGATTTCTTCCATACTATTTTTTAGAAACAGTTTGCCGTGCTGCACATTGTTCTTACCAATAATATTAAGCAGCTTCGGACTATTTAAAATGATGTTCTGAGAAATATCATAATGCACAAATCGTGTCTGATCCTTTGAAAGAGCACCAAACACGATCAACTGACGAGGGAAGCAGAAGAATTTCCATAACTGTAAGAGAACAACCACAAAGGATTTGCCCTCACCACGGGGCCAACATAATACAATAACCTTATGCTTAAATTTTCCGTCCTTCATCGCAAGCGCAGGACGTATCTCATTCTTCTGCTGTTCCCAGAATTGTTTGAAAGATTTACCTGTAACAGGATCAGGTGTGTCAGGAAGTTCTGTCGGATACATCCATTTCTTCATCTGAGAATTTCGTATGGGGATCTCAAACCGTACGTTCTCCTCAACAAACTTAAAAAAGCCATCAGCCCCATTCTGATATATAGGTATACGTGATACGTCAAGACGTTCCATACTTATTCTTCCTCATCCTCACCAATTAAATATTCTTTTCCTATCATTTTAAGTTTCTTTCTCCGAAGCTCCTGTCTCGCCTCTTCTTTCTTCTTCTGATACTCGCTTACCTTTTTCTTCCGCTTTTTCTTTTTTTTCTTCTTCCGTTTTCGCTTCACTCTCTGCGGTTTCTGATCTCCGTACAAATTATCCTCAATCTTATCAAAATCTATTGCTTCACCATCCTCATTCTCATCCTTAGACACCATTGTACTTGCAGCTTTCTGTGCAGCTTCTTCACCCATCTCATGAAACATCGCATCTACATACGCAAGATCCCCAATCTCGCCAGCTGATTTCTTATTCTTCTTTCCAGGACCATTAAATTTCGACCACACGCTTTCAATCGTTTTCACAATCTCACGAATTTCCTTATACACGGGATGAACTTTCGGTGTTCCTTTCTCCGATATATAAATTAATTCATGATTACCATACTCCCACATCTTGAATTTAAACAACTGAGCATATAATGGCAATATGTGGTAACCCAACCGAAGAACACCTTCCTCAGTCACATCCTTTTCCGCATCCACTTTCTGAATTACCGCCCTGATTACCGACTTTAAATACCTGCCCTGAAGCATACACTTGTTAGTGTAATATGTACCACCAACCTTTTCCCTATCCATCTGCTTCGTTTTCACATATTCACATATCTCATATAATGGACAATCCTCGTACGCACATGTATGGGCAAAATCCCATGCCAATAAATAAATCTTTCCCCATCTGCCTTTCTCCAACTTTCCATCTCCAAGATGATTATTCACCTTAATAGGAATCCCCTTCTGCCTTTTCCATCTACCATCTGAATCTGCCATACATACCCTCCTATCCTACTCATTAATTACCAGATCCCAATTCTCCATACACGTAAGAATGGAATCAATCTGCGAAGCATTAAATCCTTCCGCTTTCAATAACATCTCTAACACAATATTCGCATTATACCCATCCCACCAATAATGTATCTTTCCATCCTTAACCACCATCCAAAACCCACGAACAGATAACATACTACTATTATCATCCGCAACCTTTACCAACTCTTCCCTCTTCTTATATCTGACTAATCTCATCTTTTCTTCCCCCTATATATAATAGATAATCAGTTTTACCTATCATAACTCTATCACAATTCCATTGTCAAAACTTAAACTCTT